AGTCAAGAATATAAATAGTCTGATCTGGTTCTATAACAATATCACCTTTTTGTATCCCGCTTGTAAGAGAACATCTGATATTCATATTGTTATCTGTGTTCTCATAACGGCTTTTAGTAGAATCAGGATATAACTCGCCACGAACATAAGTTGGTTCATAGTTGTCGTTAAATTTGTCATACCAGTTATGTAGAAGTTCAAAATCCATAACTGTATTTGGAATGTCATTATTTAAGAAAGCGTCGAAATCTGCGGCAAGTGTCCTTGGGACCCTAAACCGCTTGGATGTACCTTGCGGTACGTAGGGAATAGACATATTGCCACCTTCTTATTTGTTTAATGTTTTTGCGAGAAATTCGCTAAATGACATTGTAGATCCTTTGATCCCTTTGTAAGATAAATTTTCAGGCAAACGTTTTATTGAATTTGCCTGATCTAATATCTTATGCCTGATTTTGTTAAACTTTTCAGTTAACTCAGGAGGCCATTCATTTTTCTGTTTGTTCCCAGAAAAACAATAAAAAGCATCTTCAATGTCCATTAGAACTCGTTTCAGTTCAAGACTGAGCATTTCAGTATAATCTATAAAACCGTATTCCTTTTCAACAACAGTTTCAAGATCTTTGTTTTTATACTCAATTTTCACTTTAAAATCACTCATTTTCCTTCACCCTTCATCACGAGCCATCATTTTATGAAAAACACGAATCCGTTCTCTTTCAAGAGTATCGAGCTCTTGTTGAATTGATTTGTATCCTTCTTTTGCTCCGGTTACAGATAAAGCATTGGTTGTATAACTTACAGCTCCATCACCAGACAAGTCGCTTAATACAAGATTTAAAAATCTCATATTGCTAATAATGCGAATATATTCCTCTTGAAGAATGTTAAAATCAAAATCATAAAACAGAGTATCGGCTTCGTCAGTTGTGAACAAAGTTTGGTCATAATAATCAGGATGGTTGATATCAACAAACAATTTCTTAATAGAATGCACAATGATCTTAACGTAATCCTTTTCGCTTAAAGGATACGGAGTGTTACGCCATGCGTTTTCATTTTCAAGCTCGTCAGCAGCTTCATAGATGTTGTACAAATCAACCACTCCATTCCTAATTATTCTTCGCTTTCTTCTTCATCTAAAAGATCGCGGTTCGGCATTTTAGAATTTAAGACCTTCAGTTTGCTTGCTGGAAGATCCATCTTTTTGCCAACTTCCCAGATCTCATGAAGTTCAACGGGATCGTCAATTTTACTAATCCACGTCTTGAAAGCATTAAAAGGTTTCTTAAGATTAGTCTCAATTTCTTTAGCGTTGTGATGTACTTCGGTAGATTCATCGGTGAATCCACCAACGTCTTCAAGCGCTAAATCCTTACCAGAATCATCTACTGGTACAAGCATTTTCGCAGAGAAAAATTTCTTGCGATTGCAAATGCTCTCAATGTAAAGAATATCGTTTACGGACAAAACAGCAAAACTGCCCGGCTTAATGTTGATAGATTGTTGTCCGTTGTTTACGTACACACCAATTGCATGATTGCACCGATTATACACACGGTACCTTGCATCTCCATTAATCATAATTCCTTCTTACCTTTCATTAAAATAAGGAGCGGGGCTTTTACACCCCGCTCCGGTTTTGTTAGCCAATTTCGTAAGCACCGATAGTAGGAATGCTTCCAACAACAAACGCAGCACCGAAGCGCTGAGTAAGTTCGGTTTCAAACGTATGATCATCAATCGTCTGCTGAGTCATGCTGTAGGTCGGACCCTCATTCAGAACTTTCAGATTCTTTTGATCATTGCCAACACCAGAAGAAATAATATAGATCCAATCCTCATTCAGAATAGGAGTGGTCTTACCATCTTCATAAGCGTTGACCATAGAAATAACGCTAGCACCATTGTAACGTCCAAGGTAACCAGTGTTATTCTTCTCGTCGATCATGCTACCGCTGTACTGTATGCTCGTGTTAGACACAGGAGCACCAGCCAGAGCAAACAGACCTTCGACAGCAGCAGCGTCACCAACGAGTGACACGCCGCCAAGACGCTTAAAGTACATCAGCTGGTCATCCAGCGTAGCCTTCACGATACCGGTACCAGTGCCATAGAACGGACTCTGATACTGAGAAATAGCATTGTGCAGAACCTGCTCCACATACTTCAGTTTCAGCATGGTGAATTCCTTGTTCGCATCGCGAATCAGGTCAGGCATGTTGATACGATTCATGCGAATATCCCAGATGTTGATAGCGGGACGGCTCGCAATTTCAAAAGTATTAATGGAGAACTGACGGTCAGTCACATAGCTACGAGCAGTCGTAGCACCAGTAGCCTGAATGAACGCCTTGATACCAGCGGTCTTCATCCGATACATAGGCCTGTCGCCAAGCGCCACGTTACGAATATCACCGAAGGTTTCCATGAAGTTCAGAGAATTCTGCTGCAGTTCGTTAATAGTGAACGCAATGATCTGACCAATTTCGTGCTGATGCTGAGGAGACATGTCCTGAGCCAGTTCATTCACGATAGCGGAAGCTTCTTCGACCTTATCGGAGTCGACCCGTTCATTACGGACCTGAGCAGCCATTACTTTAATAAGCTTGCTGTCCTTATCCACTTTAATTTCAGCCATTGTCATTCACCTCCTTAACCAATAGTACCATCGGCTTTAACGCCATACGCAGTGCCAACAACAGGAGTCCCGGTCACGTTATTAGTAACGAATTCTTCACCAACAAGGATGGGATGGGCACGCATAAGCTCGCCAACGGGTTGCGTGTAATCACGCTTGTCATATTCTTGATAATCCTCAACGTTGAATTGACGCTCATTTTCAACGAAGTAATACCTCTTCGCCAGAGTGTCAGCAACAAAACGATAAGCAGTCACACCGCCATAGATGTCAGTCACTTCCGTGCAAACAAACTTGGTAGTAGTGTCAGCCGCACCCGGCAGCACCAGCTTATCAGCATTAGCGCCAGTTCCCTGAACCATCAGAAGTCCGTTGGGCACAGCAGCAGCAGCGCCGTTAGACCACCGACCTTCATAAACATAGCCCTGAAGCTTTGTCATATAGCCACTAGCCATATTCGGTCATTCCTTTCAAAAGAATTTCTTTGCTTAGGCTTTCTCAAGCAAAGAGTATGAAATATTTTTTGTGTCCTTTTCCAGAAGACTATATTTGTTCTCCGTGGAAATAGTACCCATGAACGGATTAATTTCACCGACTACTGACTTGGCTTCAGTTGCTTTCTGCTCTTTCAGTTCGGCTACTTCGTTCTTAAGACTGTTAACAACTTCCATTAATTCAGCGATAAGTTGTTCAGCGGTCTTCTTTTTGGAGTCATAACTATCCTGATTAATCTCATCAGGAGTTTCATCGTCGCTTTCATCGCCGTCTTCGGGATCATCATCTGCGGCAACTTCCTTTTTAGCGTCTCCGGAGTCTTCTTCTGCCACAACAGAAGGATCGCTATCAGACGCTTCAGCAACGTGTACACCGTCGACTGTCTCCACGAGATTTCCTTCAACTACGTTACTTGTCTGAGTTTCAACAGTTACTGCCTGGAAAACTTCTTTTCCGGTTTCAGTATCATAGGCACTCTGAGTAGTGCGTTCTACATGATTCTCGTGCATAATAACAGCAGCGGTTTCGTCTTCAGCCTTTTCCTTTTTCTTGCAGGCTGCTTCTTCTTGTTTTTCCTCCTCAGACTGCACTTCTTGTGCAGTTTCTAGAGAAGATTCGTTTTCAGCCAGTTCAGGCTGATCAGTTTCAACAACTTCAGCCTTGTTTTCGACTTCTGCCATTTCCTCATCACCCTTTCTGGTCTCATCTGCTTGCTGTGCAACTAATTCAAGTGCTACAGCATCTTCGCAGGCGGGGTAGGTCACAATGGCTGTGCCTTCCAAATAATTGTTTTCAGACGCATCGATTAAGATCGTATCATCATCAAGTTCTTCATATTCACCAACAGAAAGCTCAAAAGAAAACTTTAAGTTTCCTTCTGCGAATAATTCAGATATTGCTTTACTAAGTTTTTTATTACGCTTAGGAATTCTTGCATATCCGATTAATGCGCATCCGCTTTCAATAGGTTGTTTTTCGAACTTATAGAAAGATCCAATCTGCGTAGAATGAAATTCGCCTGTTTTTGTGTCATACAGATGACCAAGGCGAGTGTAGTTTCCGCCTATTAATGCTTTTTTGTCAGCATACAGCGGAAGCCCAACATACCGCGTTTCATTACCTACGATTTCATCAATGAAAGCTTCGGTAACTCTAGCTCCATTAAGATTAGCCTCAGGAGCTTCGCAGATGCGAGCCTTTACAGTCATGAACACATCAGACTGCTGGATTTCGGAGATGACAGAAGCAAATGTAATTTTGCTCATAAACATTCTCCCTTTGCTTTGCGTTCAGTGGGGGAAGACAAAGAGCGCAAGGCTAATCTATGATAAACACCGTAAGGTGTTATCATTAAAATATAATTGGGTATACACATCTACGTCCATACCCTTCTTCGACTAGTATCGCTGTAGCGCCAGGTAAGGCTCCGTATCCTTTGCTTTGAGCATAAGGATCTATTCCGCAAAAACTTGGAACACGTTCAACGAATACGTTTCCGTCCGGAATTATTCCGGTTGTGAAAGATTGCGTTTTGTGTAAATGTCCGATGATAAAAGCATCAATTGGTCTTTGATATAAATTGACATAATCTTTAGCCATTGATTCTATATCTGTGTTTTGACCATGCAGCAATAAATATTTATATCCGCATACGTCTATCAATTTTGTCATAGGAGCATCGTTGTCTTCAATCAAAACAGATACTTGATCTTCGAACCTCGCATATAAATAATGCATCACAATGCGCTCCATGTTTTCTTCAGGAAACTGTCCTGCTTTTGACCCAAGAGGACGTATTTCTCCATGGTTTCCTCTGACAGCGTATACGCGAATCGGTATATTAACAGACTCTTCAAGTTTGACTAACCATAAGGTAAATGTTTCAGCAAATCTCATAGAACTTTCAACAACTCCAAACTCTAACCTTTGAAGCTGGCTCGCTCTTAAAATACCGTCCAGCATATCACCTACAATCATAATAGTAAGCTGATCTGGATTTTCTTTTTCGCATATTTGAATAATATGCCTTAAAAGCTGACCTATACGTTTTTCAAAAACTTGCGAGTCATATTCGTTAATTATTTTTCCATCCAATCCCATGACGCTAAAATTAGCACCATAATGGAAGTCACCCATACAAACAAGAAGATCTTTTCTTACTTTTGTTTGCTTTTTATGTGGAATATTAATTTCTATTTTAGGCAAAAGCTTTATTGCCTCACGAACACTTTCACATATCAATTCGGTACGGGAAAATTCGCGCATGTTTCTATTAATATCTCTTTGAATATCGTATAGCTTCTGACGCTCTGTAAAACCTCTGTCAATATGTTTCTGGCTTTCTGTATCGAATACCATTCCTGCAGTTTGTGCAAGATCAATACCGACGCCTATTTTTCTTAAAGTGTCAGTGCTGCAATCAAGATCGTATTCTTTAACAAGATCAATCCAACTTTTACTGCTATGCCTGCATTTTTTATCGATTATTTCTTTTACAAGCATTTGCATTTCCTGTTGACCTAACTCGTCAATATTCTTGCCCAAAAAATCCACATCCTTTTTAAAAGAGGAAAATGCCGGGGCTTACATCGTTCGAATGCCCGGCATACCTCCAAAATGTACGCATTGCAACAGCGCTAATAAAAAATGGTGGTCGCTTGCAAGAGGCGTTGGTAGGTCATTCTTCCATAGATCCTTCAGGGTTAGATGGTTTAGGTTGTTTACCCCTGATTGCATTTTCAGGATCTGATGTTCGCTCGGTCTCGTCCATTTCCGGACGTCCGACTTTTTCCTGAACATATTCAGTGTTGCCTATTTCACGAGGAAGCATAGCTTCGTCTGTTCCATCAGACTTTTCTTTCTCACGGTTTTCTCTTTCAACTTCAAGAGAATAACCTTGAGTCTTAAGCATATGATCAGTAGAAATAACACCTTTCTCCCAAAGTTCAACAGCTTTTTCACGCAAAGCCTTTTTGCCTTCGATAGAAAGAGGCTGAAAATGGAATTCAGGAGTTTCTTTTAAGTTATATGTGCCTGGAATTACTTCGGCAAGACGCTTGTTGATTTGCGTCATCATGTCACAGAATTCGTCCCTGATGGCATTAATACGAGCCTCTGCCGTTTCTGTTGAAATCTGAGCAGAAGCAAACGTAGAACCGTCTTCCGATATACCAGTAACCAATAATCCGCTAATGCCTCCGGCAGCTAATATATCATTATTAACATTGCGATACTTGTCCCATTGGAACAAGTCATCCATGTCAAACTGAATTGTTTCTGCAGAAGCTAAATGATTAGTAACAGCTAAAGGAGTGCCGCTCATAGCCGCAAGGAAAATTCTTCTCACCGCAGACAATTGAGCCTGATCTGGAAGAATGTCGTTTGTTTTAGAACTCTCGCCGTATTTAACATGGACAAAACTTCTCTTGCCAATATTAAGCATTGCGTCTTCATAACTTGAAATAAGTTCCTTTTTAGATAACGCTCTTAAAGCAGCCGCAATAAACGGAATGGCGTATCTCTGCCAGCTTTCCTTCGATCCTTGTAATACAAATGTGTTAGCGGGATCAAGCTGCGCATACTGCTGACCAGCTTTAACTGCTTTTTGAACTTCTTCCGGATAACCCTTTAAAATATAATCCGTGTTGCTGTCTTTTACATACTTTTCAGTAATACTGTAAGACTTCATCTGAATTTCGTTGATAATGCTTTGGCAGTCATAATCAACAATAGGAGTTCCGTTAAACATAGTGTTACCGATTCTCCATTTGTTTATCGGTAATGTTATAAGATCTCCATCCTTTAGATAACAACACACATTATTGTATTTAGTAAACTCAAGCATAATAGCATCGAGTTTTTCTCTTAGCCGCATACGCTTATATTGTTCTTCGTATAAAGCGTATGTTTTTTTCTTAGACCCTGTTAAGTACCATTCAGAACAAGTAAGAAAAGGAACAAATACATGTTTCACGATTCCGTGAATAATAGGATCAGCATCTGTATAATAATCAGCAAGCTGATAAAAACTTTGAATGTTGTCCTGCTTATTACGTAAAATGTTTACATAATCATAGCTTGATAATTCGCCTGAAAATGTAAAATTAGAATTAGTAAAGCTTTGAATCGTTTCCTGATCCTGTTCCTTGCTTGCGCCAACTGCAATAGTTTTCTGGGGCTGAACAGCCACAGTTGTCTTAGTTCGACCAAATAACTGGTCAATCAATCCCATTGGAACTCAGCCCCTTTCATTAAAACTTTCCAAACGTTCTTGCGATACGTTTAGATTCCACGTCGTCAAATCCACCTGTAATGCCAACACATACAGGGCCGTGTTTATGTAAACGAATGCTTTCCTTTTCAAGTTCTGAAATGTAATCGTTGCCCATAGCCAAAGATGAATACCTATCCTTGTGCATAGTTGACTTAGGAACATCGTACAAAACATTTCCGCTTGCGCCTATTTTTCCTACAACGTTACCCATCTCTATCTGTAAAGCATCCGCTTCAATAAAATTAGCAAACTCTTCTTTGGACATTCTGTCTTTTTTCTCTTTTATCGCTCTTGAAGAAGAAGGAAGCTCTATCGTCTGTTTTTCAAGAGCAACCCTTAAATTCGTATAGATTCTTTGGTTTAAAGTATTTACAGCTCTAAACGGGTGTAAAGCTTGTTGAGCATCTGGATTAGCCAACGGCTCATCATCAACTACTAATGGAGGATATTCTCTTCCAGACTCTATATCTATCCATGGCTTGTCAAAGAATCTATCGAAACTATCTCCGATTCCTCGTGCGTCGTATACTATTTTTTCGGAATTGGGAAATTTGACATGAAAATATTTTCTGACTTCTTCAGCCAGAAAATCTAACGGTTCACCGTTATATGAACGTATATGGACGACTTGTTTATTAAACGAGCCGTCTTTTTTTTCAGTAACTTTTTGTATCATAAGAACGCTGTTATCAGAACCTTTTGCTTTTGACGTAGCTATGTCTAAAGAATTAATAT